GCCAGCCATTCTGTTATTAACTCATTGATGTCTCTCACGTTAAGCTTGTCCCCTGTCAACGGATTTATTATATTTTTTACAGATATAGATTGATAGGCCCTGCTTATCCTTCTTGTTTTGTCTTCGTACATCAAACTACTTTGATATTTTTTATTTCTATACAAATTCATGTATTTTAACATGTTTATGATGACATGCTGTGCTCTAGCATTGCTCATATTTTTAATTACATCATCATTGTTTATGTACTCGATCAAAGGCTTGAATACAGAACCTATTTTATCAGATTGTTCAATAAGCCTCTTTTTTTGCCTTATAACACTGTAAGTCTTTACATAATTCAGTTTATATTCCTTGTTATCAGTTTCATCAAACATATCAAGTATAATAAGCTGGCTTATTAAATCCTTTTCTCTAACATTTATCAATCTGACCATCTCAGAATATGATCCGCAGAGAATGTCTAAAACAGGATGTGCCCTAGGAAATCCCATTAAGTTAGGGAGAATTGAAGCATTACTCTTGATTTTATGGAAATCGCAGATCATGCTTGCCATCAATTTCTTTTTTACCAATGCTTCATTCAATGTTGCACCCATACTCACATATTCTATAGTTTTTGAAGTAAGAGATATAAGGTCTCCACTTGGACCATCATCTGTTGGATCAAATTCCAGATTTGTAGAAAATTTTCCAACCATTGGTAACAAACGCTTGTTTAAATATAATATAGATAAAAATTCTATGTAAGTACTGGAAAGGTTGCACTTTTTTATTGAAAATATGTGATTACACATTTTTAAACATATTTGGTAATATTTTATGCCAAGAAGCAAGGATGGCAACATGAGTGCATAGAATCTACCGGCACTGTCATCGGAATGTGCTTTAATGTCTGCTTTAAAATAATGACTAGGAGCACCAGTATTCTTCAATATTTTAGGTATTATGCTGTTGGACATCATTATATTGGCTGCATGCATTAAGCTTGATAAGTAATTCATTATGCCCATAACAAAGCTATAAGGCATTTCAAAATAAAATGCACCAATATCATCATCTCTTTTGAAAAATTTCATATATTCTTTATTTTTCACATTGTTTTTGAAATTTTCAAAAGCTTTGGGTGACAGGGAAATTTATGTG